CGCCGCGACGGGCTCGTAGGGCGTGCCGGTTTCGTCCGTCGCGCCCGCCTGATCCGGCTGGCCCGCACGCCAGTCCGGCAGGAAGGTGCCGGGGTCCGCCGCGCCCGCGCCCGTGGCGATCTGCCAATCGGGCGGCGCGGGGTCGGGCGCCGGGGCCGGCTGGGCCGGGCTCGTCGGCGTGCCCAGGTCTACGATGTTGCCGCGGCTGTCCCGCGGGTTCCCGTCGGCGTCGATATAAGCGTAGCGCGCCATCGGCGTGATCTCCTTACGCGAGATACCCGGCCACGGGGCCGGCGTAGTAGGGCCGCATCACGGGCAGCGGCGCCAGCCGTCCATAGGAGGTGTCTGCGGGATCGACGAGATAGCCCGCGACCGAGCCGAGCGGGTCGGTGCTCAACGGCTGCACCCGTGGCGCCGCGGCGGCTGGCGCCGCCACCCCACCGCCGCCAAACTCGTCGGCCTGCGACAACCGCCGGTTGAAGTACTCGGGATCCTTCGCGCCAAACTCGTTCCACTTCGACGCCCAGTAGCCCACCGACGTCGGGTTGGGCGTCACGCCGCGGGCTTTGTAATAGGCCGCGACTTGCGAGGCAATATCGCCGTTCGCCGCGCTCACGCCGAGCGCGCCTGTGGACGTGGGTGGCGGCGCCGTACCGCCAGACGGCGGCGGCGTGCCGGTTCCCGTCGGGGCTGGCGCGCCGGTGCCGTAGACATTCGTCGGCAGCGGCACGTAGGCCGGAATGCGTCGCGCCGGCAGCCCGAGCGCCTGACCGACGGGGCCGAGCAGTTCCTGTTTCGCGGCCCATTGCTCGTAGTTGCCGGCGCGGTTGGCTTCCGCCACCGTCGCGTCATAACCGGCCTGTTGCTTCAGGTACGCGAGTTGATCGGCGTTGGCTTTCGCCTGCAGATCGGCGGCGTATTTTGTCGCCGCGGCCTGGGCCTCCGTCGCGTCCTTCGCCGAGCCGGCCTGCCTGATCGTGCCGTAGATCGACGTGCCGCCCTTGATCAGATCCCCGATCGTAGATCCGCCGATGAGAGAGGACGCCACACCGCCTCCTGTGCCGGCGGTCGTCGCCCCGGCATCGATCGCTAACGTCGGGACGCCGCCGCCTACCCCCGAGATCCCGACGCCGCCACCCGCAGTCGTCGCGCCGCCGCCGCCCAGAGCGGCGCCAATCGCCGGGGCCGCGATCCCGGCACCGACGCCGCCCGCCGCGGCCACGCCGATCACATTCGCCCAATTCGTCGGGTTCTCCCACTGGCCCGTCTGCCAGTTCCACTTCATGCCCTGCTTGAAGAACCCGCTGTCCTGCCCGGCGCGGTCGCCCGGTTGCGTGCCCGTCCCCGTGAACGTCCCGGCCTGATCGAACCACTCGCGCGGGTAGTACGTTTTCTCGCCGCGAATCATGCGCCAGTAGCCGCCCGCGTCCTGATTGAAGTCGCTCAGGCTCAGGGGATGGCCCAGATTGGCGAGCCCTTCCGCCGTCAGCGGTGCGTTTCCCCACCGCGTCGTGCTCGTCGCCATTTAGAGACTCCCTTTCCGCGCCCGCACCCACGCGCCCGCCGGCGTGAACCCGACGCCCGCCACCAGCGCCGTCGCCACCGGCTCGAACGCCGTCACCACCAGCGTGTCGGCACCGCGGCGCGCCGCCCAGTCCTCGAAGGCATCCATCAGCCGCACGCCCGTCTGCGCGTGAATCGTCTGCGGGATCTCGACCCACCAGAACAGGTCCGTCGCCAGCCGCACGCCCGTTACCGGGTGCGTCTCGGCCGCCACGCTCAGCACGCCGACAATCACCCGCGCGAGCACCGCCACCAGCAGCCGGCTATCGAGGTTGTCCCCCGTCACTTGCGTCGTCACGAACGGCTCGAGCTCGAAGGCGCTCTGGCTGATCGTCCCGCTGACGACATTCGCCGTGTAGCGCCCCGCCTGCGCGACGACGGCCGGCAGATCCGCTGGGGTCGCGTAGCGCACCACGACGCCGCCGCCGCTGACGACGATCGCGCCCGGCCCCTCACTCATCCGACTTGCTCCACGACGATCTGCAGGTCATACCGCATCAGGCCCGCCGCGCTGGTATAGGCCACCGCCACCCTCAGATCCGACGCCGCCAGACACCGCAGGAGCTTCGTCTCCGACACCCACGCATCGGCCGCGTCGGACGGCCACGCCAAGCCGGGATAGGTGAGCGGGCGCGCGTCGAGATCCAGCCAGGTGAGTGTCAGCAGGGCGCTCGAGCCGCCGGGATCCGCCACCATCCGCCGCAGGTACCACGTCACGCGATAGAGGCCCGACTGCAGCGGCGTCAGGATCACCGTCGCCGCGAGCGCCGCGCTCTGGTTGATCGCGCTGACGGTGTTCGCGGTCGCGCTCTGGCCCCAGCCGTCCACGAGCTGCTGCCAGCGCAGACGCATGAACGTCGTGATCGTGCCGTCCTTCGGATCGGCAATCGGCGTGCTCGCCGGGATCGGCGCCAGCGCCCGCCCCGCCATTACGCCGCACTTTCAAGGTTGTTGACATAGGCGTCCACGACGCGAAAGGGCACGGGATCGGAAAAGGTGAACTCGGCGACGGCGTGATTGATGAGCCCGAGCCGCGTCCAGTAGACGCGCGTACGCCACGCGCCCGCCGCGCCGGTGGACGCGCGCAATTCGTTGCCCCACGTCAGGCCGGCGTCGTCGCTGATCCGCAGCATGACGGTGGGTGCCGCGCCCTGGCCCGTCTGATCGGCGAGCCCGACGTCCATCAGCAGTTCGATCTGATCGATCGACGTGCGGCGCTTCTCACTGACGAGCGCCGGCGTGCGGCGCAGGCGGCGGATCCCGGTGCCGTCGAGCTCGGTGGCGAAGGACGGGTCCATTTCGGCGATCATCCCCGTCGTGCGGTCGCCCGTCAGGTGTTTGCCGTAGGCCATGACGTGGCAGCGCGGTGCCCACGGGTCGTAGCGGCCCGTCTGCGGATTCCAATGGCCGCGGCGCGTCCACGACTGCTCGGTCTGGTCGTAGCACCACGTCCCGCCACGCGGAAACGTGAGGTTCGTGAAGAGGTGCGCGTCGGTCTGGTGATGGAGGATCTCGGTATCGGCGAGTCCGCCGTTGCGCGAGTACCCGGCGACGGCGGTCGCCATCGCCCGGGACGACACGGACTCCGGCGCCCCGCCGCGCGTCTGCACCAGCAGCCCCTGGCCCGCCTGGTTGCGCGACAGCCAGACGTTGCCCACTTGCGCCACCGCGTAGGCAAACGGCCCGACGATCCCGATCACGCCGACGAGCCCCGAGAGCGGCGCCCAGGGCTGGGTGCCCTGGCCGGTGTTGTACCAGACCTCGAAGCTGTCGGTGCCGACGAGCCAGACCAGGTTGTTCTGATCGACAAACATCGCGCGCCACGGATCGGCAAAGAGGGACCGCTGGAAGAATTGCGCGGCGTTCCAGACGGTGAGGTTGTTCAGGTTCGACAGGTTCACCTTGCCGGTGCTGCTGTTGAACGCGAGCCCGAAGCCGGAGGCATAGGCGACGTGCGTGTAGCCGCCGGCGAGATACGGCCCGCTCAGCACGTTGGTCGTCAGGTCGTAGCTGAAGATATTGCCGCCCGACGCAATCGCCATTTGCCCACCAACGACGCCGTTGTAGGCGAGTTGCGCCGGGTTGGCGTCGAGCGAGACGGTGCCGCGCCGCGTCGCGTTGCCGTTGACGTCGAACTCCCACAGGCCGGCGCCGATGACGGCGAACAGGCGGTTGTTGGCGATACTCACCATCGCCCGCGTGCCGACGTCGGTCGTCGCCATGCCCCAGTAGCGAAAACCGGGTGTCGGCAGCAGCGCCGCCTCGTTCGTGGCGTCTTTCGGCAGGCGCTCGACGTAGAGGTTGACGGTGTCTTCGCCGGCACCGACGAGCGTGGACGCGGTGCCCGCCCCGCCGACGAAGCCCGGCCACTTTGGCATCTACGTCACCATCCCGGTCCGGTAGTCGTAGGTGCCGCCGCCCCCGCCGGGCACGCCGCCATCGCGCGTGTCCGCGTCGTTCACGCGGCCGAGATTGCTGCCGAAAACCTCGCGCAGACACTCACTCAGCGCCTGCTCTGACGCCGGCGCGAACGTCTGGCCGAAACTCGGCGCCGCTTTCTTCGCCGTCCACAGCCGCAGTAGTTCACCATAGCCCGGCGGCACGTCGAGGCGGTCGGTGTCCGCGACGGCGACGAGCGCCTGGTCCGTCTCGAGCGTCACCACGTACGGCATCGACGGGATCGGCCAGAAATTCAGCTCGCCATTCGGCCACGTCGGGTTGTAGTACACGCCCTCCGGAATCGGACTCGTCAGGAGCGGCGCCGTCTGGCCCTGATACCAGCCCGCCGACTGCAGCGGCACGTCCAGACTGGTCGCCGGCGCCAGGTCGAGCGCGACGCTGTAGAGCCGCACCGGGCGCCGTGACACGACGAACGTGCCGGTCGGACCGACGGTATGCGGGCTCAGGCCCGGTATCAGCGGGCTACTCGTCAGCGTCCGCGCAAAGAGCGCGTTCGGCGTCACGGCGAGCCGCTCGAGGATCTCGTTGAGGAACGTCAGACAGAGCGCCTGATCTTCGGCCCGCACCACGTCGCCGCCGCGCGCGACGCGGATCTCGGTGAGCGCGCCGGCGATCAGATCGGAGACGGGGATCGGCATGGCTACCGCTTGCGCGCCGGCGCCGGCCCCCGCACGGGTGCCGCCTCGGCGGTCGGGGACGGCTTCTCAAGCAACCAGCCGTCCGCAATCGCGTCGGCTTCCTCGTGCGCCGTCTGCACGACGAGGTAGAGCGGCCCCCCGTCCTCCGAGACGCCGGCCTTGTGGACGTGCCGGGGATACAGCGCGCTGAGGCCGTGCGGGTCCGTCACGGACAGCGGCGGGTTCATCTGGTCGAAGGCTTTACCCTGCGTCATCGGTGCTCCATTCCGCACGGGGTTACCCCCGCGCACGCCGTGCCGGCGGCTCCGTCTCGCGCGCCGCCGCCGCCGTGAACGTAAACATCAGCGGCGCGGTCGGGGCGCCGGTGCCGTTCCGCACCGTCACCGGCACGCTGTCCGGCCCGAGCCAGACACTCATGTCGATCCCGGTCGTCACCTCCGTCGCTGACACCAGCGTCGTCGGCTCGTCGTGGCCCGCGAAGCTGATCACCGAATCGGCGGTGAAGCCGGTGCCCTGGACCTGCAACGTCGTAGACGGCGCGCCGATCGCGATGGTATCCGGCACGAGCGCCGTCACGGTGAGCGGCGGCGCCGGCTCCCAGTTCCACTGCCCGAGCGCGTCGCCCTGCGTCACGCCCTCCACGAGCTCGATCCCGCCCTGCGCGAAGACGCAGAGGCGCACCGCGCCCGTGTCGCGCACCGCCTGGACGACGGCGGGGCTTTCCGTCGCCGGGTTCTGCACCGTCGCCGGATGATGGTAGATGACTATGTCGCCGACGACCGGCGGTTCGCCGTCGGTGGCGCTGCGTGTCGTGCGTGTCGTGCGTGTCGTCACGGGGAACCTCCTGATCAGCAGCACAAGGGATGAGACGGCCGCGCGCGGGGGGACACGCGCAGCCGTCCCCGGCGGTCAGGCGCAGGCAATCGCGACGGCGCACTGCTCCGCGAGGCCAATGCCGAAGCCCCACGTCAGATCGAAGCGCGTCGTCATCGAACTGGTCCGGTTGTCCCAGTCTTGGATCAACCTGATGGCTAAGCCGGTTTTGGCGTCCTGATACTGCTTGCAGAACTCGGCTTTCGTCGGCTCCTCGAGCTTCACGCCGGCAATGAAGAACGCGCCAGGATAGAGCCCGAGCCCGATCTTGCCCACCTTGTCATTCGGCGCCGTCGTGCCGGGCCACAGCGTCAGCGCCGCGAGCGGCGCCGGCAGCGCATCCACGTTCTGATAATGCGAGCCGGGCCCGTAGATCGGCGGATAGATCGTGATCGTCGCCGCCGCGCTCGCCGCCGTCACCGCCGCCGTGACCGTGAACGTCTTCGTCCCCGCCGTCGCCGTGCTGTTCACGGTGCGTGACATCAGGTTCACTTCGTTCACGTTGGCGATCGAGAACTTATCGCCCTTCTTGAACGTGTCGCCGCTGGTGACCACGAGATTGATCGACGCGCCACTCTGGGCTGCCGCCGCGCTCATCGTCACCGCGCCGGCCCAGTGCCCGGCCGTGTGCCGATACAGACTATTCGACGCATACCAGTCGAAGCTGTCGCTCTTCTGCACGAACCCGCTGCGGAACTGCTTGCTCAGGTCGAGTTGCGGATTAAAGAAGCTGTTCGCGCTCGTCTTGACCACGCGGTTAACGGCCGGCGGCAGGAACAGCCCCAAGTCGTCATCGTCCACCGGGCAACCCATCTCGGTCAGCCGCTGCAGCGCTGCACCCGACGTCAGATCGTAGGTGCCGGGGTTCGTGCCGAGCTGCCCGACGACCATGCTGCTGTTCTGCGCCGCGAACTGCGCCGCGCTCGACTCGATCTCCTGCCGCAGATACGCGACCGCCGGCTTGAGGTAAATCTCCTCGACGCGCTCTTCGCCGCGCTCCATGTCGAGCGCCTGCTCAATCGAGCCCCACTCGAGCGCGATCGTCGCCGTCTGGTCGATGCTGATCGTAGTCGTCGGCCGGTCGAGCCCCTGCGCGGTAAACGTCATGTCGTTGCGCTGGACGACGTAGCGCTGCGAGAGCGGCACCGTCATCGTGCGGCCGATCGCGAACTTTTGCGCGTAGTCGCCGGAGTACTCGTCGCTGAAATAGGGCGCAACCGCGAGGCTGTTCTTGAGCAGCGACAAGCCTTTCATCGCCACCCAGGTCGTTTTGTTGAAGGTATTCGTCGCCATGCAGAAACTTCCTTAACCTGCGCGTCCGGCCCGCCGGCGCATCCGGCGCTCGACTTCGGCAGCGTCGAACGCCGCAAAGTCGTTGCGTTGCAGGGCCGAGCGCACCGGGTCGGTGCTGCGGCCCGCTTTGCCGAGCGTGGGCGGCGGGGGAGGCGCGGAACTGACACTCGTGACAGGCGGCGGAATGTCCCTCAACGCGCGGTCAGGCGCGCTGAGGCTGTCCTCGTAGGCCAGCCGGCCCTCGAGGCGGCGGAACTCCGTCACCAGATGATCGATATGCGCTTTCGCGCGCCACTGCGGGGGGACGCGCAGCACGGACTCCGGTGGGGTCACCAGGGCGCGCAGCGCGTCCGGGTTGGCCGAGATGTGCTTGAGGAACGCGACCGCCTGCGGGCTGTCGTAGAGCAGCTCGCCGATGATGTGCGTCGGCCCCGGCGTCTGGCCGGTGCGGCGCGCATGATCGAGGCCGCCGAGATTTTTCGCTTCGTCCGAGAGGGACGCGACGAACTCCGGATCGGCCGTTTTCGCCGCGGTCAGGCGCTCGCGGAACGCCTCATCGCGCGCGACGAGCGACTGGTGCCGCTGGACCTGCTGGTCGCGCTGCGCGGTCTGGGCGGCCTGGTGCTTGGCCGCCAGGTCATGCAGGAACAGCGTTTGCGCGGCGGTGTATTCGGGGTAGGTGTCGAAATCATCGATCTTCGGCGCCTCGGGAAGCGCGAGCAGGCGCGCGACGCGCTGCTTCGGCGTTTCCTGCGCGGGGACCGACTCGCCCGGTGCGGGCGGTGGCGGCTGACTCGGGGCCGGCGGCGCCGCGCGCGTGCGGTGCTCGAGCTCCTGAATCCGCTGCTCTTGCTGGGCAATGCGGCGTTCGTAGTCGTTGATGGCCTGCTGGCGCTTCGAGACGGCGCGCTCGCCGGTCGTGGCGCTGTCGGCGGCGTCGGCCTCCGGCGGCACGCGCGGCGCGCTCGCGGGATCGACGGCCGGCACACTCTTGCCCTGCCGTTTGGCGACGTGCGCCCGATCGAACGACGCATAGTCGCCGGCGTCGGCCGCCGCGCGTTCGGCGGAGACGGGTGCCGGGGCGAGCGGGGCGGATTCTGCGGCGGCGGGCGGCTGCGCGGATGCAGCGCCGGCCAGTTCGTCGGCCATGACTCAGAGCCTGCCTTTCGGTCGAGGTTGAGCCAGTGTGCGGAGGACGATCCGGGCGCGCCACAATTATTTTCGGGCGGGCTCGGCGCGAGCCCCTACGGGGCGTCACCACGCCGGCATAGAACGCCCGCGCGGCTGTGAATCGGACGCGGCGGATGGACAAGAACCTAACGGTCGGTTATACTGGGAACGTGACATGGGCGGAAGTGATTCGGAAACTCAGAGCGGCGGGATTCGTGGAGCAGCGGAAGGGGAAGGGCGCCCACGTCCTGTATCGGCATCCCGACACCGGCCGACAAGTGTGGGTCACGGTCCACGCGAAACAGGACTGTGGGCATCTCGGTGACCGGATTTTGCGAGAGGCAGGGGTCAAATGAGTCGCTATTTTCCGATCGTCTTTGAGCCGGAAGCGAATGGCGCCGTGAGTGCGTACGTGGTCGGCTTGCCCGTCTACGCGCAGACGATGACCCGCCGCGACACGGCGCGCGCGATTCTGGCAACCTTGGGCGCGTATCTCGCGGCGCACCCCGACACGGTCGCGCCCGTCGGGACGATTCACGTCGCTAAGGTGGATCCGCCCGCACGCCTCTCCCTGATCAGCGCCGCCGCGCTCCTCGGCCAACGCACCAGTCGGCGGAAGGCCGCCAGTTCGCGCGCGAATGGACGGCTGGGCGGGCGGCCGCGCAAGACCGCCTGATCGTTGTTACTCGGCGGTCTCGAGCACCATCCGCACGGCGGCGTCTTTCGCCTCGAGCAGCTTCCGCAGCGTGACCGTGCGCTCCGGATTCGCGGGATAGGTGGCGACGACGTGCGCCGCGAGCTCGCAGAACGGCTGACTGACCTTCTGCAACGGCGCCGGCAAGTGGTCGTAGACGAAAAACTGCAACATCCGGTCAGGCATCGGGCCTCCTGTTAGTCGGTCGGGAGTGTGAATCCTGCGGCCGGCGCGCCGTTCGGCTGCGGCGGCGCCGCGGGATAGGCGGCGGCGTCTGCCGCGGCCAACGCCACGTCGTGCGCCTGCGCGGCCGCCAGCACCGCCTCGTCGTGCGCGTGCGCCCGTCCCGCCATCCGCACCTCGTGGGCCGCTGCAATCGCATCGCTCGCCCGCTCGTGCGCCTGCGTCCCCAGCCGGTCGCGCTCCTCGGCAAACAGCTTCATGGCGTTCTGCAGCGTCTCGAACTTCGCGGTCAGCGTCGCGACCGCCAGCTTCGTCTCGTTCGCCTCGCGCGCCCGCTGACTGTCGCCCTGCTCCTGCAGCATCGCGATTTGCTGCTTGCTCTGGAGCTCGCCGGCCTTGCCCTGCGCCGCCTGCTGCGCCTGCTGCAGCAGCTGGGTGAGCTGTTGGACCTGCGCGTGCAACTGCGCGACCTCCGGCGACACCGGCTCACCGTTCGCGCTCTTGAACTCGGGCGGCTCGATCAGGTCCGCGATCGCGTCCCCCATCGGCCCGAGCGTCCGCAGCCGCACCGAGCGCGCGAGAATCGCCGCCGCCACTTTCGGCCCCGAGAGCTGCGCGATCATGTTCAGGTTCTGCACCAGCGTGTCGGTGAAATCCTCCGCCGCGCTGCGCTCGCTCTCGCTACTCGGCGCCGTCGAGACGGTCACCAGATAGTCGCCCTGCGTCGAGACGCTCTCGGGATCCTGCGGGTCGTTGATCCGCACGTTGATCGCTTCGCCCGCCGCGCCAATCGTCCCCACCTCGCCCGTGTAGTCGTAGATGGCCGGCGCCAGGTCTTCAAAGATGACGCCGACGCGCCGGATCATCGCCTCGTAGCTGTGGACGAAGTGATACGTCCCCTGCGCCGCCGCCGCGTCGATCTTGTCGAGCGCGGTGCCGGACTTTTCGTTGCGGCGCTGCGCCTGCGTCGGCAGAAAGTTGCTGCCCATCGCGGCCTGAATCGCGCGACGATAGGCTTCCTTGACGACTTGCAGCCCCTGCAGATATTCGCCCTGCAGGTAATCGAGCCGCTGCGGCGGCGGCAGTTGGGCCTCGCCCGTCTGCGCCGTTTTCATCTGGTAGAACAACACGCTTTTCGGCGTGTGCGTGCTCTCTTCCCACTCCTGCTGATGGCGCCCGAGCTGCCCCTCGACGGCCATGATCGGCGCCTTCGGCACCATCGAGAGCACCTCGAGCTCCTGGCTGCAGCAATAGCAATACGCTTTCCACGGGTCGCGACCGAAGCGCGTCATCGACAGGATCTGGCGCTTCACCTGGCCGCCGTCGGGCACATACAGCACCTTGCCGTAGCACGACACGATCGGAATGTATTTCCCCGGCCAGTCCTGTTCGTGCAGGATCTCGAGGCCGTCGGTGAGGTACATCTTGACGACGGGATCGTCCACCAGGCGGAGCTCGCGCACGACGGTCCACCCTTTCGGGCGCCAGACCTGCTCGAACTCGTCCGCGAACACGGTTTGCTCGCGCGGCGGCGCCGGCCGTCGGCCCGCCAGCGACATCGGCGGCCGTCCTGGCGGGCCGGGCATCCCCGGTGGCATCATCCCCGGCGGCGGCGGCATACCCGGCGGGAGACCGGGTAATCCCGGCGGCGGCGGCATCGGCACGCCGCCGCGCACACCCGGAATCGCCATCGGTGGCGGCAGCATCGGGCCACCCAGCAGCGGCGGCGGCGCCGGCGGCCGAATCAGCAGCAACGGCCGCGGCGTCGTCTCGAGCGTCCAGTACTCCGCGAGCAGCTCCTGATCGCCCGCCGCCCAGCCGCTCGGCGCCGCGCCCGATGATCCGGCCCACTCGGTGTCGCCATAGCCGCCCGACGCGCTGCGCGTCTTCGCTTTCTTCGGCAGCAGCAGGTCGCGCTTCTTCGCCACCTCGGCGCGATTGCCCCACTCGAACACGAACGCAT